ACCAGTTAGATTAGCTACGACTTCTGGCGTTAAACGTTTTTCAACAAATTCTCCGCTTTCATAAAATTGACCAGAAAAACTAGAACCAATAAAACTAAGGTGGCCTGTGAAAGATGCGTCTCCAGAATATTGAGACGATTGTTTAATAGGAGCGTCTTCTAAGTATATCCCTTCAAATATACCAACATCTTCAACATATTCACCTCGTTGATTGACTAATCCATCAATAGCTCCGTCAGAAATAAGGTCAATGCTTTCTACGTATTCATAAGACGAAATAGCTTGCAAGTCGCCTAGTTTTGGCGGCTTGAGAGTTGGTGGTGGCGGCGGGTCAGGTCTTTTGGGGCCACCAGCACCAGCAAGATTAGAAGAATATCTGATAGAAAAATGACTCATGAAAGTAAATTAAGCGAAGATGTTGAAATCAAATTAGAGTTAGAGTTATCGACAAACGCAGATTGATTTGTTGATTTTTTACTTGAAGTATTATTAAACTCGTCCCCAAGAGTCATGTTTAGAGGAAACGCTTTAACAGTAGATTGCACGACAAAAGAGCCAACACGCAAACGTCCATAAACAAGAGGAACTGGATTTCCCTGTTCAAGAATATTTTCTCGGTTACTAAATGCTAAAGATCGGTTTAATGCAGCGCTTGTTGCTTCTGCTCCAGGGATTTGTGGATATTCCATTTTACCAGCCTGAACATAAGAGTAAACAGCGGAGCCAATAGCGAGAGCAAGACTTCCCCAAAAAAGTATGCCTTGAGCTAAAGTAAAGCCGAATACGGCTGGCCCTGACCCCAAAATACAAGGAACAAAATCTATTTTCTTAATTTTATCAGAAAACTGTTCGTGGTTTTTTACCCAACGGTCATTAACTATAAAGCTATAATGAATATTTTTTTGAGCCAGCTTTTTGAGTTCAAGAGGAAAATCATCATGATTTGCCTCCATAGCGAGCAACAAATCTTTTGGTTTGGAAAGCGCCATCTTATGCACTTTACCATACTTTTTAGCCAAAATACCATGAAAATGAACTTCTGTCATAATAAACCTTTTACCTTGTTCAGAATATTTACATCTATTTCATGATTTTGAGGCTCATAAATCGCAAATTTATCAGTTAGAACAGAATAAACAAGAGAAGCTAAGCAACAAGCATCCGCATTTGCCATGTCTAATTCAGAAAATTCTTCATCAGAACTTGGGTGAGAATGAAAAATAAAAAGAAATTCTTTGTCGTTTTTAAATTTTAAATAATCCAATGGATCAACGCAAAAAAATGAGTTAGGATCAGGAGATCGGTTTGCCAAAACCTGAGCCACGAATTGCCCATCTTTGCGCCCAATAAAAGCACAGCACTCGATTGTGCAATGTTTATTGCTATAATCTTTTAAGAAAAAAAGAATTTCTTGAAAATCAGCCGCGATTTTTGTAGGAAGCTCCATATTGATATTTGTCTGTGCCTGGAAAGCCTCCAAATGGCAGATAAGCATTTGCAGGATCAGCATTAAGAGCTGCTGGCACTAAATTATAAACTGCAAACAAACCAGTCGATGCGCCAGAATAACCAGAGTAAGTGATGCCAGTGTTAGAGAATCTTTTACGGCAAGCGTCAATTGTTTTAGAGCAGCCATCTTTTTCCCAAGGAGAAGAGTCTAGACTTGGGTGATTGTTTTCGTTAGCTCTATGGTTTTGCTTGCAAACGTGCCATGTTCGATACGGGTCTTTGTCGGTGCTAACATAAGCTATATCGCCGCTGTAATAAAGTTTTCCGTAGTTCCACTCGTTTTCTGTTGTTTGAAAGTTAAATGTTCCTGTTGGAACATGAGTAAAATTAACATTATTGTCTTGACAAACAGGGCGACCAAAATAGTTGCATCCTAAACCTCTATACTGCCAATAGCAATATCGAGAAAGAACCAAGCGCCCAGGCACGGTAAAGTTTTCCAAATCGTAAGGAGCAGTGAGTTCAAACTCTACAAGAGACTTATTTTCCTGCGTCTTTTGAGAAATAATGTAGGAATCTTTACTAATCTCTGATGCTGGGTCAGCAACTCCATAAGGGTTAATGCCACCTTCAAAATTCACGTCATCAATATATTTGACAAAAATCTTGATTCTTTCGATGCGAGCATGTTTAAAATCATTTTTTCGACGCAACACTTGACTAATAACAAAACCATCATTAGCTATTCTGATTTTTGGACGATTGATTCTGTTGAAAATGTTTGATTCAAAATCCTCAACTTCAACAGCAATTGGCAAATAAGGAATGTTGTCCAAGACAATCTTGCCATTCAAGCCATTTGAACAAGGGTGAAACGGAAAGAAAGAATCTGGTTCATTCACCGTATCGTAGTAGAGTTTGTAAAACTCCAAGATTGCTGTTGGCTCCAAGTCAACTAAATCATTGGAAACTTTATTGTTAATTGGCATGACTATAAATAATAACGAGTGTAACTATAAATTACACGAATTTCTGGGCGATTTCTCCGAGGAGAAAAAACTACTTAAACTTTACCTTGCTTTTAGGGAAAGATCAAAGCCTTTGCCAACGATAGCCAAGACGGTTTCTGGTCAACGTGAAGAATGGGTTCGATACTTCAACAAATTAATAGAAACAACTAACATTATATATGCTGAAAACAATGGAGAGATTATTGGTTTTGTGGCTTTTGATTTTAAATTAAATTCACTAAAAATACCAGACAATTTAACACAAATAATTCAAGAAAAATCGCAATCAAAGTTTTGCGAGTTTGTTTTTGCCGCTTCAAATTCTTCACTTTCTTTGCTTAAAAATGCGACTGCTGACATTTTTCAGTTGTTAAAATCAAAATACGGAATACTATATATAGTGGGAAATATTAATCGCCAACACAAAAAAGACAAATATATTAAAACCATACAAAGAATTTTTGGTTTTAAAGTTTTTCAAGATTTTGCACTTCATGAGATACCGTAATCGCTTTGATAGAACAGGAGAGTGTTCTGAAAAAGGGCATGATGCAGAGAGCTTGTTCATCTCTATTGCTGAAAAACAAGGTTGGAAAGCCGTCAAAGCAGACAGAAAACAACAACTATCTCACATTGACGTGTTTTTATCGAAAGAAAGTTACCCAACTTATTCTATAGACATCAAAGCTAGAAAAAAAATCAAAAGAACTGACTCGGAAACAAGTGATGATTTGATCTGGGTTGAGTTTTTAAATGTCGCTGGTAATGGTGGTTGGCTTGTTGGCGCAGCAGATTACATCGCTTTTGAAAGAGAAAACGATTTTATCATGGTTAGTCGTCCCGCTCTTTGGAAACTCTGCATGAAAATTGTAGATCAAAACAGCAGAGTAACAGAATCAAAGAACGCGCTTTACAAAATTTACCAGAGAAAAGGCCGCAGTGATGAAATTTCAATTATTAAATTTTCAGATATTTTTGAAAATTTGAAGTTTAAAGTTTGGCCAAAATGTTAGAGATTGCCACATGTAAAAACAAATGGATTTGGAGCTTGATTTTTATCAGGATTCCCAAGAATGCTAGCACTTCCCTCTATAAACATTTGGGAGATTTTAACTTGATTAAAAAGCACGAAAAGTCTTTTGATGTTCTCTTAAAAAACAAACTGTATCGACATTGGTTTTCTCCAACTCATGCGAAGCCAAATGAGATCGCGCAGGTTTTAGGTAATGCTGTGCGTAATTACATGTCTTTTGCTGTTGTGCGAAATCCTTATGACCGCATGGTGTCCATGTATCGTTTTGCTGTTGAAAATGATTTGGGCAAAATCTACGGTATAGATTCAAATGTTTCGTTTACTGAATTTTGCGAAATTTTGAACGATAAACATGTAAATAAGGATAAAAATTTCATAGCAACTCACTCTCAAACCGAATGGTTGGAAGGCATTTTTAGACCAAATTTTGTTTTAAAATTCGAAAATTTGCAAAAAGATTTTGAAAACATGCTTTTAGAATGCAATATAAAACATATAGGATCAAACATTCCTCACGAAAACTCATCTCACAGAACCCATTATCGCGATTACTACAATTCTCATTGTCAGAAAATAACAGAAAAAATTTTTGAAAATGATATTGACACATTTAAATATTTGTATTAAAGTATCTCATGATCGGAACAATTAAAATTATTGGAGCTAACAACGCTACTCATATTGAGTGGATGGAAAAGAGTTTTGAAAACTGCAAAATCATTCATAAGCATGGCTCTGTGCATGATGTTTCTGTTCCAGAACGCGGCGAATTCCCTTTTGAGATCACAAATACTTGGGTGATTGAAGACTGTTTTATTTTTGAGGGATACGCTCATATTGAAGACTCGCTAGGAAAATTAGCTTTTGAATTTCGCGTGGGATGAAGTTTCTCATTATAGATTCTCACAAAGGTTCAAACAAGGAACCTCAAAACCTACACTGGCTGAATGCCAAGCAAATAAAGGACTATTTAATTTTTATTGGTCATGAAGTTGATTTGATTTGGAGCTATTCCACAATCAATGAAAACATAAAAACAGGTTATGACCGAATCATTTTTAACCACGCTAGTCATTATTCTTATGTTGATTATGCTTGGTTGCAGGGCAGTCCAGACGCTAAACTTTTTCATATCACGAACGAGTACAATTTGGGTGAGCCAAGAGCATTGTGGATGGGGCTAAAAAGTGGTCGGCGCTATGAAGTTATCGCCAATCATCAACCTGAAGTTAGCAAAATTGTGCAAAAATATGTGGATAACTGGCACTTTGTTAATTTAAATACCTTAATTTTTAACCCAATTCTACCAAACAAACAAAAAAGCGGATGCGTTTATTATGGTTCCTTTAGGAAAGATCGCGAAACTTCATTCCGTAAATACCTTAAAGGCCATGTCACAGTTTCCACCCATCTCAAAAACAGAGAAAAATTTCAAAACATCGGAGTCAACGGGCCTTTCATTGATAGAATCAATTGGTCAAAAGATGGCCTCATGGATTTTAAGACTTCTTTGTACATCGAAGACGAAGTTACACACGAAAATTACAACTGTTTGGCAAACAGATTTTACGAGTGTCTTAATTATAACGTTCTTCCTTTGTTCGATGATGCTTGTAAAAATACCATTCTTTTGTCTGGTTATGATGTGGCTGATTATTTCATTGTTAACAATGAATCATCTTTGAGAGAGTTAACAGAAAATACTCCTGTTTCGTATCAATGCTATTTGCAACGCTGGAAAGAAAAAGCGGCCAGAGAAAAAACAAACACCTTGACAAACATCGCTTCTATTGTATCTTGATTTCGTTCAGAGAACTCCAACTAACAACAACAAAACAAATAAATAATGAGCAACATCATTGCTAATGCAATTGAAAAAGCGAAGCCAGAGCAGATCGACTTCTGCTGGGCTATCCTAAAATACAAAGAAATCGGCATTTTCCGCAAGGTAAAATCTCTTTGTTCAGCTTTAAATCTCTCGTTTGAGAAGGTTATCGCAGAACTGCCTCAAGAGAATGGCCGAGTCATTGATTGGGAAACTCGTCATTTCATTCACGACTGCCTCATCAAAGTTTCTAAGTCTAATAAAGAATAAACAAAGAATAAATAAATAATATAATATGAAGCAAAAGCCAGGTATTAGTTGGTACACTGTTTACAATCAAAAGGGTGATTTTCAAGCCTCTTATGACATGTGCTTCCGCGAAGCTTATGTTTGGGCGCTTGATTGCGCTAAGCACATCGGGGGCTACATCTGCGAATGTGGTGACGGTAGAGAAGAAATGATCGTCTTCAATACAAAGAAGAGTGAAAATTCTTGATTCTATTCCGCTTGTTTTGGAGCTTTTAGTTCAATACTTTAAGCTCAAAAATAAACTAGCCGTTTACGAAATCATCGAACGTGTTGATGCTCGCCTAGACTCCCTCGATAAAAAGAGGGAGGCTCTTAGGAAGATTCCAACGCCAGAAGCTCAAAGAGAAGCTTCAAAAATCACTGATGAAATTGTAGAAGAAAAAGCAAAATTTGAACTCTTTTGGAAAGACCTTTCAAAATGAAATATATTATTTTAATTTCGACTCTGCTTTGCAGTTGTTGCTCGAAAGAAGATCGCGTTGAACGCCGCAGGATTGAGCAGCCAGAAGCCTTATTCCTGCCTCCACATACAGAAGTAAAACAAAACAATGGCAGCGTTTACATTTCAGGAGACGTTGTAGAAATTTGGCATTCTGAAAAAACAGTCGAACGCCTTGAAAGAGACTTGGCAAGATTCAATCCACAACCTTAATGAATTAATACATTACATCTCTTATACATTTCTATTTTTATGTATAAGAGTGTAACATATTGAATGAAACGTATTAATTACTTATGTCCCTTATGTAATAAACAGCAAGAAACTACCGAATGGAGATTTAAAAGAAAAAAAACAATTTTTTGCAAAAACTGCGTAACAATTGGAACCCAAAAAGGTATTAAAAAATCTCATCTTTCTAAAGAAAGAAGTTCTAGATGGAAGGGCGGCAAATATATTTCGTCAGATGGCTATGAAATGGTAAAATGCGAAAATGAATTTCATCCATCTGGAAGACAAAAATATAAAAAAGCTCATGTTCTCATTATGGAAGAATACTTGGGGCGTGAATTAAAAACCCAACAGGGAAATATGGGCGAACAAGTCCATCATATAGATGGAGATAAATTAAATAATAATTTAAAAAATTTAGTTCTTTGCAAAGATACTAGAGAGCATAGAAATTTACACGTTCAACTTGAGAAAATTTCTCTTGATTTAGTCAGAAGAGGTATTATCATATTCGATCACAGTACAAATACTTATAAAATAAATGAAAGCAGAATTACTTAGTCATTTTGGAAGCGATCTTATGATTGCTAATATTGCTAGAGTCTCTTACAATAAGGAGAGTTCAGAGCTTGGGGAAAAAGACGCAAGGCTTATTAAATTTTTGGCGCAACATGGTCATACTTCGCCATTTCGCCATCCACAGCTTCAATTTAGAATTGAGTGTCCTATTTTTGTAGAAAGGCAAATGTTCACTCATCAAGTTGGATGGGCGCGTAATAGCATTAGCGGAAGATATGTTGATTTTTCTGATTCTTATTGGTTGCCTGAAAAACTTCGTTTTCAATCTAAAGACAGTAAACAAGGAAGCGCGGGAGATATTCCAGATGATAAAAACGAATACTTTATTTCTAGAATGCGTTCAGTAATTGAACACGCTCAAGAAGTTTACAATGAAATGAGCGAATTCGGAGTTGCCAAAGAACAATGTAGAATCCATCTTCCTCTCGCTTTAGAAACTAAATTTATTTGGACGGGTAGTTTGCAAGCTTTTATTCATCTTTGTAATCTTCGTCTTAAACCAGACGCTCAGTTTGAAACAAGACAGCTTGTAACAACTATGCTTGATCTTGTGAAGAACATTGAAGGCAATCCTTTCAAATATACCATTGAAGCATTCGGACATTAATTTATGAAAATACTACGAAGTGGAACAACTAAAAAAACAAAATCAACAACTATTGAATGTATTAATTGCGACTGCAAATTCTCATTCACAAAAGACGAAGCTAAATACTTTTCAGATCAAAGAGATGGAAATGCTTATATTGTTAAATGTCCAGAATGTAATCGAGAAAATTGGGTTGACGCCTCTATTGTGAATTAATAAAATAGAAACCATAGCTGATAAACTAAACGAAATTCAGAAAAAAATAAAAACACTTGAACAATTTAAACAATATTTATGAAACTAAACATTAGAAAATGCACCAAAGCAACTGTATTTTATCAAAGCGAAATCGCAGAGATTGATACTGATGATTTTAAAAACCATGAAGACAATCCTTTTGAGGGAGAAACCGAAGAAGAATTCTTGGAATATCTCAAGAACTTTGATTTCGACAGCACTTATGGATTGAGCGAAGAAAGCGTCGAAGAAATCCGCAAAATTTTTGAACCAACCTTAGCAGAGTATTACAATACTGCTTATGATTGGGAAGAAAGCTGGATGGAAAGCGGAGAAATTGAACCAACTGCCCGCAAAACTGGCGGCTTCATTCCAAACTGCTCTACAGAATAATATGGACTTCCACAAATTAATTGACAATTTAAAACATGAAAGCAGAATGTTTTGTTACGAGGATAAATATTCAGAACATTATGTGCTAGAAGCTATTATCAAAAGCCTTGAAGATGCTCTTGACAATAAAGATTCTCAACCTTATATTGAGATGGACAACGACGAAATTCCTTTTTAATATGGAAAAAATTAACGAACAAAGTCTAAAAAGTTGGGGAGATGATAAAGAATGGAATTTATTTTTCAATCAATATCGCCCATATTTGCTAAAGTTAGCAATCAATTATAAATTGCCTTCTCAAGACGTTGAAGACGTTGTTCAAGAAGTATTTATTTCAATGGCTAAACAGTTCCAAAACCAATCGTTTAGTTCTGACAAGGGAGCATTCCACGCTTGGGTTACGAAGTTTGCAAAATGGCGCATTGTTGACAGCATTAGGAAGACTGCGAGAAAAAATAAGGTAATTACAAGCGGAGACGACATTTTGATGGAAAGTCAGCCAGATATTTCTCAAAATCTTGATAAAAAATTTGAAATTGAACATCAAAAAGTAATTATTAAAAAAGCTCTTAAAAATCTCAAGGGAAGCAAAAAGACAAAAGAGTACAATATATTTTATGATTTCTTTATCGAGAATATGTCGAAAGAAGATATTATTGAAAAATACCGCACAAATTCAAATAACATCTATCTCGCCAAACACAGAATCTTGAAAAGACTCAAGGAAGAAGTGGCAAAGTTATCAGAAAAAGAATATGCGGGTTAATTTTTTGTCTTGACATTATAGGCGATAGGTTTATAGTAAATCATGAACCTATCCCTTTGCTGCATCTCAAAAACCCTATCCGATAACGGTCACAACTTTCGCACAATGACCTACACGCAGTTTGCCAAGCTGCCGTTTGACATTGCAATCCGCGAGCTTTCTGAGCGCATCTTGCACAACTTCAAGATGACGCTCAACACTATTCGTTTCTGTCAACTCAACGGCATTCAAGGTTATCGCGTTTCTTCTTCACTAGCACCTGTTCTTACTCACAAGAACATTAATCTACGCATTGCAGACCTTCCCAACTACTCTGCTATTCGTGCAGTTTGCGAGTCAATCAAGAGCGTTCTAGCGGCCCATCCATTGCGTTTGTCTGCTCATCCTAGCGAGTATATCACATTGTCTTCTGACAATCCCGATTGCATCCACAACAGCATTCTTGACTTGCAGCAGCACGCCGAAGTTTTTGACCTGCTTGGTCTGCCAGAAGACTATCGCTCACCCCTCAACATTCATGTTCGCCAAGACGGAGATAACCAAACTATCGCAGACAAGGTTCTTCGTGTTTATGATTCTCTGCAAGATAACATTCGCAAACGCCTAGTCCTAGAAAACAACGACAACGCCAAAGGTGTTTGGGGCATCAAGAATCTCATCAAGTATTTTCATCTTTCTCGCGGCATTCCAATCACTTACGATTCTTTACATCATAGCATTCTTCATGATGACATGTCTCCAGAACAAGCTTTCAATGCTGCTTATGACACTTGGCCAACCACTCCATTATTCCATTATAGCGAAGGAATTGACGGCACACGCAAACACGCTGACATGCCAGTTTCTATTCCTAAAAATTATGGTCGCGATGTTTACTTTGATGTTGAGCTTAAACACAAGTGCCAAGCTATTTTTGAGATTCGCCGCTTGACAAAACTCTCTAATCCAGTATAATACATAACAAAAATGAGCAACAGACTTTACAGTGAATGGGACGAAAAATCCCACCCTCAATACAAATTTGGATTTTGGTATCAAATTCCTGGCTCTCTCTGTTGGGAGGGCTGGGATGATTGGAGAGAATTAATGAAAACAAAACACCCCATTCAATACTTTGTTCGTGAAACAATTTATGATATTGTGTGGAGTACAAAGCGTCTCTATCGAGACAGCAAGTATGCAATCAAATGCTTTTTCAAGCCATATCATTCTGATATTCGCAAAGCAATTCCTCACAAGTGGGCTGATGTTAGCAGTCTTGTTGTTGATGTTAATTTTGCCATGATTCTTTCTTTCAAGAAAGAGGCAGATGAATCCTGTGTTGATTGGGATTATGGTGATCATCGCAAGTTTAAAAATTGGCTTGACTCTGCCGCTCACTGGATTACAGTTGGTCGCCCTAATTGTCTAGCGCAGCAAGATGCTTCTTACCCACCACATCCACTACCTCCAGAAATGAGAGGATTGACTTACGATCAACTTTATGGTAATGTTAATCAAATCGAAAAGCTCATTGACGAGACTGACACAAACATCATCAAGCAAATGGTTGATTACCGAGAATACATGTGGACATAAAGCTTTAAAAATTAATTAAAATCGTAGAACTAAAATAATATGGAAAATTATCAACAAATCATGGCTGTTTATTGCGACCCCTCATCTAGAAAAATGGCTTCTTCGCTTATAAAAACTATTGAAGTTGACCCAAGTTGTGTCGCGACAATTCTTATCACTATTTTTGACTGTCTTGTTGATAAGGTTCCAGAAGCTCATCAAACTTTATTCGAACAACAGACTTTAGCATATTTTAACGCTTGGGTTTTAGAACGTCACAATACAGTCTTTAAAGAAATGGTTGACAACTATGAATGACTTATCTCTCCTAGAAAAGCGTTTGGACGAAATGTTTTCAAACCAAAAAGAAAAGAAAAACCGAACATTTGTTGCTCGATACAAGGGTAAAAATATTCGAACCAGCAGCGGCAAAAGCTCTTGGAAAGCAGTAAATCATGCCAAAGCTGCAATTCTTCTTCATTTTTCTAATTTAGAAACGGCTTATGCATATGGTTATGAGCTTGACGAAAATGGTCGTCCGCCTCGCCATTATGATTTATATAAATTCACATATGCTGAAAAAGATCAAAGACGAGAAGAGTTTCGTAAAAAACTTTGGGAACTAATCGAAATCGTTGAATTAGAATGAAAATCAACAAAGAAAAACTATACAAACTCTACATGCAAGAAGTAGAGGCTATTTGTGAAGTTTGTGATTGGAAAACTAACTTTTCAGCATCAGAATGTGTCAATATTGTAGCTTATCTTCTTGAATTGAATCCTGAATTAATTACCCATGACAATCAACCACTACACTGACTTTGACAATGCTCAAAAATATGCTAAAGATTATGATGCTATCATCTCTCTTGGAATTTACATGCCAGAACAATATCGCATTGGTAAAAAATATCTAACACTTGACTTTGAAGATGAAACATTCGATTCTATTGCTATTGATCCAAGTAATGCAAAATATGCACCCCGAGAAGGCCATATTCGCCAAATTATTGCGTTTGTTCGTAGTCTTGCTCCTACTGACAAGTTGCTGGTTCATTGTTTTGCGGGATATTCTCGCTCGCCAGCAGCAGTCATCATCGCAAAATGCGAACGTGATGGAAAAACTATCCATGAAGCAAAAGATGAACTCTACGACGCAAGGATTCCTGACAAATTAATTCCGAAGCCTAATGATATTATGCTTCACAATTATCTAATGATTAAATAATATGAAATACCAAATCCGTAAAGCCGCAAAATACACTGTTTTTTCATCTTCTGAAATTGCAGAACTAGACCCCGAAGATTTTCGTAACCACGAAAACAATCCTTATGAGGGAGATTCCGAAGAAGAATTCGTTGAATATATTTCACAATTTGACTATGACGACTTGGAAGGTCTTTCAGATGATACAATTCAAGAACTTCTTAAAATTTTTGACAATCCTGCAATGAGCGATCACTATTCAACTATTGAAGATTATGAAGAATCTTGGTATGAACTTGGTGAAAAGAATCCATGTATTCGCAAAGCAGGTGGTTTTGACGTTAAATGCTCATCAAACTAATGAAACTTGGAACTCGCACATACACCGAACAAGAAGTTGCAATCATTGAGGTTTATAAAAGCCATATTCAGTTCTTGCAAAAAGAAATTGACGAACACTGGGATATGCTTGCCAAGCAGATTCTTAAAACTGACCCCGACGATTGCTTGAGCGATTATGACTATTTGTGGGACTATGTTATAAATGACTTTAAAAATGAAAGATAAAATTATACTTGTCGGAGATGTCCATGCAGAATGGAACACACTCAAATACAACATTAAACGATATGGTCACAAAAACGCTTACATCATTCAGGTGGGCGATTTTGGCTTAGGTTTTTGTCATGAAAGCGAAGAGAAAAGAAATCTATTTGGGTTAAACAAAGTTTTAGAAGAGAATAACTGTCATTTGTTTGCCATCAGAGGCAACCACGATGACCCATGTTATTTCAAAGAACACAAACATCCATACGATTACGAAAACATAACTTTGCTCCCTGATTATTCTGAGCTAGACCTGCTTGGAAAGAGCATTTTGCTTGTCGGTGGCGCGATTAGTGTTGACCGCTGTTTTCGCATAGAAGGAAAGAGTTATTGGAGTGATGAAAAATTCAAACTCAAACTTGAAGATGAATTTCCATACAAGGATCGTCAGTATGATCTAGTCGTGACTCACACACGCCCTGGAGCTTGTGGGGCATTCAAAAGTTTCGACAACATTAAATATTTTTGCGATCACGATCCAGACTTAAAAAACGATCTCATTGAAGAAAGTCAATTAGTTGACCATCTTTATGAGAGGGTTAAGCCTAAGTGGTGGGTCGGGGGTCATTTTCATCAATCTTTAACTCTCTCTTTTGAAAACACTACATATCGTTGCTTAGATATTCACGAACATTATTTATACCACTACGAAGATTCTGAGTGTAAATAAAAATATGGAAATCATTACATGGATTCTCTCACATAAGCTTGATTTGATTCACGCTGTTACTGCTGTTGTTACAGCCTGTTCTGCTATTGCTGCTTTGACCCCAACACCAAAAGATGATGGTTGGTTCTCTAAAGCCTACAAAATCATTGATTGGTTGGCTCTTAATGTTGGCAAAGCCAAGGACAAGTAAGTAAAAAACTTAGAAGCCGCCTTTCGTTTGAGGGGCGGCTTTTTCGTGCTTATAGAACAATTCCAACTGTTCATTTGAAAGGTTTTCGAACTTGTTAAGAATTTTCTTAGGAAAGTTACGATAAAAAACTTTTCTGCGAATTTTAGCTTTGATCCAGTTTCTTGATTCTGCCATGTATAAATAAGAAAACATGTAAGCATTTGCACTCATAGAGTAATCTTCTGGAGAAATAATATGACTCCAGCGTTTTTTTATCTTTTTTAATGTTCGTTTTTCGCAGTCTAATTCTATTAGAATTGCTTTTCTAGCACAATCTTGGGGGCTTTTTAACTCAACTTCTCCATTCAGCCATTGAAAAAACAAATCAAACTTTTCAGAAGCTTCGCTATCATACCAAACAGAGTTTTCGTCTAGCCATTGATCAAGATGGCTTTCTTCGTGAGCTAGAGTGGCAAGAATCCACTTTGAAGGCTTGTTGATGGCAATGGCTAATTCTTTTGAGAAGTCGCTAAAAAAGCCACTGCATCGACCGTTCATGATGTTCAAGCCTCTACCCCCACTGATTCGAAAAGTTATTCCGTGCTTTTTGCACTTTTCATCAATTTCGCGGAAATATTGTTTTATTTCTTCTGGCAACTTTTTAAAAAGGTGTCGAGATTTATTATCAAATTTCACATAATAAATTACACTGTTTCGTCGTATTTATCGCATGACAATTGATTATTTTGATGACTCTTGGAAGTTTTGGATTTGGGACAACGTTCGTAGAGGAAGCCCAAAAAAAGAGTTGGCTCAAATTTTATTAGAAAAAGGTTTTGAGAGATCGTTGATTATCAACGAGTTCAGAATGCCAAACATTTTTGAAAAGGCAGTTTCGCCACCATTGGATTTAGAAAGGTTAATCAAAGAGTTCAACGCCGAGAAACTATCCAAAGATTTAAACATATTTAAAATTAAAAATGTGTTGACAGAAAAAGAATGCTTGGATATTATAGCAGTTATAAGAGCGCATTGCAGCCCATCCATGACAATTGACTACGTTAATGGCGGCAATCAAAAAAATAGTTTTAGAACAAGTTCAACAGCCAATCTTTATAGGCGCACTGACCCTGCGGTTGGAGTAGTAGAAGATGCAATTTTAAAAGTTGTTGGCATTCCTGAAAATTACAGCGAACAGGTTCAGGGACAATACTATCAAGTTGGTCAAGAATTCAAACCTCACTTTGACACTCTTTTCCCAAACAACGAACAAGGGAAAAATGAATTAAATTTAAAAGGCAATAGAACTTGGACTGCCATGGTTTACCTAAATGACACTCCCAAAGGCGGTCATACAAAGTTCACCGAAATCGGAATTGAAACAGCGCCAGAAATGGGAACAATGATTTTGTGGCAAAACACAGAAAACGGCGAAAACATTAAAAACTCAAAACATTGGGGAATGCCAGTAGAGGAAGGTGAAAAATTCATTTTAACAAAATGGTTTCGGGAAAAAGAATATCAAGCCATTGGCTAAAAATGCACAAATAGTCTTTGACTTTTTAACCAAAATGGTTTAAAATGATGTCTATGATCTTTATTATTTTCGCACTATTGTTTGTCTCAGCACTTCAAAGTGAGTCAAGTAGTTTTTTTAAATCAAAATGAGTGAACCAATGAACAGAGAAATGATGCAAGATCAAATTAGTCAATTAGTTAATGACAATTATTTTTTGAGAAAAAAGTTGAATGCTGCAAATACAGCGCTCGAACTCATCGCCGCTCCAAAACGCAGCGATGGAACATACAACCGCTGCCGCGAAGCTTGTGAGCGGTTAGCAAAAGAAACACTTGAAAAAACATCTCTATGAAATTCGTGAAAACTGAAGGCTGCACAGCTTATGGTTGGTCAATTGAAGGTAAAAATTTGGCCGATCTTTCTAAAGAAGAACAAGATAAAATCTTTGATTATCTAGTCGTAAAACTCAAAGAAAGAATGGAAGACCATAACATCTGTTTAACAGATTTGGTTCAAATTTTTCATTACGATGATTACGAATGCGATCTTAATGTTTGCGACCAGTGCGGAGACAGCGTAACAACAACAACTTGGGAGATTTAAAAATGGGACTTTTCGACACAATAGTTTTTACTCGCGAATCTCTCTCAGGCATTGATGAGAGAGTTGATAAATACCTTTCTTTGATTGAAGGTTCTGAAATTCCTTTTCAGACCAAAGACCTTGAATGTTATCTTCTAACATATAAAGTAAACAACGGTCAACTCTTTTATGAAAAATCCGAAAGAGAATGGGTTGAAAGCGATGGAATATTTGGCGGTTACATGAATGAAATCTCTCGCTCGTTAGAGAAGAGAGAGGACACTGTTACCGTTTATTTTTACGATTTTTTATTTAATGATGTTGCTGATATTTGGATTGAGTTTAAAGCAGTTTTCATCAAAGGTGTTCTTGATAAAATCGAGCTTTTTAAATTTGAAGAAAGATGTTCCAAAGATAGAATTGAAAGAGAACAAAAAACGCTTAAAGAGTTGAAACAGTATCAAGAATACAAAAAAACTTTTCGCGGCAAAATCTCCATCTTTTGCAAAGGGCAAATTTATAAATTGTTAAATAAGCTTTCTCAAATCTTGAAAAAAATAACATCTCTTGTTGACAAGCTCAAATTCAAGTTCTAAGTTAGAACTATGAAATCCTCAGAGAGAATCGCTCTTAAAAAACAAAACATCCTTTACAAGAAAGTCGGTAAAAAGTATGTGCCAATCAATGACCCTTGGGCATACGATGGTTTGCGCGAAGGTTGGTGGCTTGTGAAAGTCGGCGAGGGCTGCACTTCTATTCGTTCTATTGTTTATCCAAACAAGGCTGAAATCATTGCTGCTGCCAAAGATAAGGAAGATGAACTGCTGAAAATCATTCTCGACGCTAGCAGTGCGCGTCCAAAAGAAGGCGTTCCAATGAGCGAAGAATGTCGAAAAGATTGGCAAGCTCTTATTGATAAACATGGCAAAGAACTCAGCGCAATCTACTACCCATCTTTTCAAGAAAACGCCGAAAAGATTGTTAAAGCCCTACTTGAAAAATAATATGAATTTCGAACAAAAACTAATGGATAAATATCCAGACCTCTTCTACAAGAAAGAGGATGGAAGTCTGGAATGTCCTTGTGGTGCATGGGTGCCTCAAGGATGGGAGACTATTGTAGATGAGTTGTGTGGCGCAATTAATAATTATATTAAATGCACATATCGTTTGGATGGAGAAATCACAAACAAAATGTATTACTTTTGGCGCAGCATTGGCAAATGCCTTGATTGGAGCCACAAGCTTTTTCTCAAGCTGTTCCCAAAACTCAACAAGTGGGAATACAACAAGCCATTTTATTCTTTTGTCGAAAAGTTTCGCCAACGCTCCTACAAATGCGTCAAATATAATAAAGTCTATCCACCAGCGGTCAAGATTAATCAGATCAAATCAAAATTTTCCGATTTAAGATTTTATTACTCTGGCGGCGATGAGCAAGTTGCAGGCATGGTTCGTTTTGCAGAATATTTATGTGGTAAAACCTGCGAAAACACGGGAGATTTAGGAGTAAAATGTGTTCGTGGAGGTTGGTACGCTACTCTTTCGCTTCAAGAAGCAGAGAGATTAGGTTATTCTACTACAAACATTACGAACCCGTAAAATAATATGATTCCAATCAAAGGTAAAAAATACATGATCAACTGTCAAGGTCCGTATGACTACAATCGTTACATGGGTGAGGGAGTTTTTACAGGCGAAGTCACAGACATGGAAGGTGAAACTTGTTATGGATTTATGATTCCTGTAGAAAAAGAAATCTGCTTCTTTACTAAAGAAGAAATTATTGCAGAATTCTCTGACGATAATCAGATTAGGCCATCAATTTGCGACCCAGAAAATTATCCAGAAGATGATGAATCCCCATATTGCGAAAAATGCGGCTCATGTGGAGAAGACGGTTGCTGCCCTCCCATCAATTGTGAAGCAGTCAAATGCAAGTATGGAGAAATTAATTTAAAGGATTATAAATGCTTTCAAGATCAGTGGGAAGTGATGTTTAATGCTTTGAAAAATATTGTATCAAATCCTGATCAAAAATCTCCTGACTCAGATTTTTATTTTAGCGACAAGGAATATGCTCAAAATGCACTAAATGAAGTTGACAAATTGTGGGACAAACTCTATAGTAAAGAATAATCATGACCATTGAAGAGAAAATTATTAATTTTTTTGTTGCTATCACGGTAGCGGCGATTGGTTGGGCAATTTACGAAGGAATTAAAAGTCTATAATTATGACATATTCAGAAACAGTTACAATCGAACGCAATTACTACTTTGAAATTGCTGGTGAAAAAGTCCCTAATGAAGAAGACATGCTTGCATTTCTCTTGGATGAAGGAATCTTGTTTGTGGGCAATGATTATGGTGATGGTACAGTCAATCTTTACATCAACATCAACGATTATTTTGCGCCTGCTGCTGATGCAGAAAACATACCAACAAATGAAATTCCGAAACTGTTTGACATGTATCGCAAAGACGGCTATGATGGTGTAGCGCAATACGTTGCAGACAAGAGAGGCATTCCAAACAAACGCTGGAGAGAAACATACAAAAAGCTTGACTCTTGAAGGAAAACAGCTATAATAAAACGATGAAAAAATTCACACAAATCACTTTTAATCCAAAAGGAGATAGTTATGATCTTTTCTTCCTTGATGGCAAATTGTTGCTTCAAGGAGATTATTATCATGATAAGGTTGATCATCTTTTTGAAGGTGTTACAATTTACTTGTCGTTTATGAAAGAGGAATATTCACATGAACGCTGGAATGCTGAAATCAAACATGAAGGCGCAGAATATTGGCAATATGATTTTGAACCTGATCGCAATGAAAATATTGAGAATTTACTCAAGCGACTTGAAAAAAACTTTACTTTAACAAAACTATGAACTATGAACAATTCGCCATCTGGCTGCATGGATTTCTTGAGATTTCCAGTGCAGAAACTATCAACAAAGAACAGACTCAAATCATCAAAGATCATTTAGCTCTTTTGTTTGAGAAGAAAACTCCTGATCGAAGCGAAGAGGAATTTTTTAACGATCCTACCCGTTATATTGATCTAAACACAAAGTTTGATACAGAATTACATAAAAATAAAACATACTGTTAATATGAACACATTACTAGCATTTACTATTGAAATTCCAGATTGGCTCTTTTGTGGGCCATTTTGGGGTGGATTTTTTACTTGTGCAGCTTTAGCGTTTGCATTACTACTTTATGCAGCAGCAAACTTTAATCCTTTTGGACGATGAACAAAGAACAATTTCAAGAACAGTGCAAAAACCGAAAATGGGAATGGCCTGAGATTGGCGACAAAGTTCGCTTCAAAGGTGCTGATGGAAAATTTTATCCACACTACACCAACATCATTCAATTCGCCAAAGACAACTTGAAGGTTGGAGAAATTTATACAGTTCGCAATTGTGAAGTTTATAGTAGCTGGTGTGCTGTTTGGTTGGAAGAGAAGGGATTGAGTGATGCTTTTTTTCATCTTTCTATGTTTGAATGGCCTATTAAAGAATAAAATATGCCATTGTTTTTATTACATATTGGTTTAAAAATTGCGGAAATTATTTCCGAATGGATAGATAAACAAAGATCAAAATTATGAAATTTGTCAAACTAACAGCAAAGCCTGACACTTGGTTCAAAGAAGGAACAGAAGTTTATAGCTACGATTGCGAT